CTTAATAATCTGCATTACATCTTCGGCTGCTTTATTAATATCATCAAATTGGCGACCACGCGCCGCCAATTCAAATAAATAACTATCTTCGCCATGATCAACTTGATTGTTGATATATTCCATTGAAAAATGAAAGTCTTTAGCTGGATATAATCCAGCATTGTTTTTTTTCAGTCCTTGAGACTGATATGTTTTATCTAAATCTTGATAAAATCTTTCTACACATTCCTGTAATAAAGTTTTAGGAATTGATAAATGTTCCATAATTATTCCCCCCTAGAACTTGCCTGTCTGCAAGCCATAATTTTTATAACTGCCCTTAATGTCAGCCACTTCATAACCATCAAGCCCATACCACGTTGCACTAAATGTATGCGGATCAATACTGAATTCATCTTCAATAAGTTCACCATCTTTATTTACGGCATACGTTAGATCCTGTAATTCATCAATCGTATGAACGCATTCGGCTGAACAAATTATTTTCTTGAACCGCTTTACCTTCTTTGTATTTTGCGTTCGACTACCTGGCGGCTTTTTGGCACCGATCATCCGAAAACCTTCTTGATTATAATATTTAATCGTTTTCGGTTCGGCCGAATCTGCCCGAATCAACTCTCTGCTTTCAGCAAACTCCTGCAAGTCCACGGCGGTAGCATCATCAGTCATATGATTCTTGTAATATTCCCAGTAAATATAAAGATATTTACGTTTATCATCGATGGCCAAGCGAAGCACTGCATTATAGGAATCTTCAAAACCAAAGTCCATTCCAACACGTAAAAAACGCGAAGGGATATCTCCCACCGCATTCATAACTTTCGTATGTGATTGTACTATAAATTGTGGCAATACCAGCGTCCCATTCACGCCAAACTGGCCCTTACGAGCAATCCGGTATAAATCTATATCATATGCCTTAAGCGCATCCAATTGCTCAATATAACTGTAAGGCAAAAAGTAATTATCATCCGCTACCGAATGATGATAATAGGTATCGCCAATCCTCATAATACGTTGTTTATAGAGCATAGTATCTTTAATTTTAGGTACCTTGAAGAAATGCTTATACGTCCAATTTGACTTTGCCACTGGATTTGTGGACAAAATCATGTGAAGCTTTAACGTTGGATGACGTAAACGTCCAATAAGTTCTTTAAACCCCGCATACTTTATTTCACTGCACTCTTCAAGCCAGATAATGCTGATGTTATGGATTGACTTGAGTTTTTGCGGTTTATCCATCCCTTTGAAAATGACCTTGCTGCCATTCGGAAAGCGGATCTGCATCGGGGATGTAACAAAGCGGATCTTATCTTCTAAACCAAGATCGATTACAATTTCTTCAAACAAGGAAAAGCAGCTATCACGAATTGTGTCATATACATCACGGACGACTAAGGCCGTACGCTTTTCAGACAATAATTTCAAAATGATTTTTAATGCAACATGATATGACTTTGATGAACCATACCCACCCACAAGGAAATAGAACTTACTGTCCCAATCAAAAAGAAAATCTTCAAAGTGCGGATTTACCTCTTTATTGACTTCCATCATCGCGGCGTTCCTTTCTGCCTATAGTGATGTGGATAGGTTCATCTTTGCTGTGTTGCCCTAATACTTCAACTTCAGCCCTTAATTTTTCTACTCGTAATCGCTGCTCTTCTGTAGCCATTTCAGATCGGCAAAGTTCTTCATACTGTTTAAGCATATTGGTCAATGCTGTCATAGCCGTAGATTGCGCTTTTAGGAATGTAGCCTGCTTATCCCACGCAAATTGCAATTCATATTCTTCTTCCCATGATGAATCACCGCTTTTCTGGCGTTTAAGAATCTTCGTCAAATCTTCATGATTCTCAACATACATGACTTTCTGCGCCCGAAGTATCGCTGCATATTTTAGGCAAATATTCCCCCAAAGAATATCGATTGGTGAAACCTCTGTCAATTCTTTTGCGATCTCCAATGTTTCGGGCGGCAGGAACTTTGCAAACAGCCCATGAGTCATAGCGTTTGCATTATGCGGGGGCGGACCGCCTTTATTACCAAGTCCATTTTTATTATTGGGCGGTGCACCATGCCCCTTTGCATTTTGATTGCCAATAGGTGCACCTATTTTGCTTTTAGGTGCACCATTTTTAGGTGCACCTTCTCTGCACCATCCGTGGCGCTTTTTCCATGAATTGACGGTATTGATACTCACCTCATATTTTTCAGCAATATCCCTGTATTTCATTCCCCCCAAATAATCAATTTTTGCTTTTTCTGCTTGTTCATTTACAGCCATATCACATACTCACCAACTCCCTATTTTTGCTATTTCGCCGGCAATCCGTAGGCAAAATATATTTTAATTACTATATACCCTTAATAATTAAACCACAAATGCAAAAAGTTCCAATAACATTCGATTATTGGAACCTGTTTTATGATACTTTTATGCTATGCTCATCGATTAATTACCAAACAAAAAAACACCCCTTATTTAGGATTCTTCCAATTTTTATTCAAGTATCTTGCATCATTTACTAAATGTAAGCAAAAGAAAAACGCCTTCTAAATTTTAGAGGCGTTTTTTTTATTTATTTTTATTATTTTAGTTAAAAAACAACATTCTTTTTAGTAATTAAAAGTATGGAGAAAAATTTTTTCCATATAAAAATTATTGAAGGGACTGTTACTATTGAAAATTTCTTTTAATTCCAATACTACCCTAATTTATACAAAACATATGCAAAACCGGATGCAATCACGGCATATCAGTAAGCACGATATCACGGCTGCTCTATCTGGGCAAATGGATATCTATTATTCTAACAAGCACAATAGCTTTAAATACGAAAATGATAATATTTTTATTGCCTTTGACTATACCCTTGCCAATAACACTTGTAGTCTAATAACTACCTATTGGAAAAATTAGTAAAATTGTCATATAGATACACGACCAATTAAATGGATTATAACATATCTGACAAGCTCTTTCAATCCTTTATGATTCAAATAATTGACTTTTCCCAGCCAACCCCGCATTTATCTGTGACAGTGATTTCTTTTTCAGATCACCTTTGCGACTTCTCCCTTTACTGCTTCCACCACCTGCCCCTTTTAATGCCTCGCCCGCTGGCAATGGTTCAACGGGCGGCAAATTTGATTTATACTTCTCACGCATTAAGCTCGTGATTACATCATTTTCAATATGCGGATCAGTTTTATCACCCGGATAAAATATTCCATGACACTCTGGGCAAATATACCTATCATTTTCTTTATCATAAACCATAACGCACTTACATTCCTCGCACCAACGCGGATTTCTCTTTCTTCGCATCCTACGACCTCCTGATCTTCCATTCCGATTTTACCATTATGCCAGTGATTTTCACCGCTGGCATTTTCTTTTTATCTGCTACATATCGCTCAAACAGCCCAATATCCAGCCACTTCTCTTTCCAGTGATCCGCATAATCAAACTCGTATCCTCGAACCTGCCCGATACTATCTTCATAAGCCACGGTCACATGTGACAAGCGATAAAGTTTGAAATACGATACCGCGATAAACACGACCGGCACCAACAAAACAATATACATCATTTCCATTCAAACCCTCTCCCAACTTTCATCTCCATCAAATTTAACATTACCCTCATACTGTATTTGATAATCATTATCTACTCTACCACTACACTTTTTGCAAATTTGAACCCCACAAGCACCCATAACATATCTATAACAGTGCGGACATACATAAATCACACCATCCAAGCTATCAATTTTACTAAAAATTGGCAAACATAATTTTTTTTCATTAGATTTCATCATTCATGCCTCACCTTTTTAGTATTGAGTAAATCACCCTTCACCTCAAAATAGATAAACCGACTACTTTTTCTAACTGGATCCACAGCACCATATTTTTTCAATAGGCGCTTAAATACTGGATATTGCTTGATTTGTACTTTTAACCGCGTATATACTTCATTTGCTATTTGAATCAATCTCATTTCCATTCCGAACCCTCCTCTTAATCAACATCCAATCCGGCTTGCTTTTTAAAAAAGTCAACACTGGCTTTTATGCATTTTTCTATTTCCTGGTCGCTTTGTCCACAATCGTCACATTCGCCATAGGAACTACAACACGTAGACTGTTTAGCTTGTAACTTTAGTGCTCTTTCATATTTGGGCTGATTTTCTAAGGCTTTAATGGCTTCATCACATGCATCACCAAATTCAGGCTTTGGAAATGGCGATGAATTCATATAGTCTCGTATTTGCTTTAATTTTCCGATCGTGTCCATCATTCTTCACCTTCTAACGCTTTATTCCAGCACTCTTGACAATCACTTGTAGGATAATTGCAATCTTTTCTTACTTCTAAATCAACAGAACCTGCGCAATCTGGGCCATTACATATTCTTATATAAATATCCGGGCATTTATCTCTAATCAGCCGCAACTGCCCTTTGATATCCAACGACATTATATTGCTGGTGTCAGCAACATTGTCGGCTTCGCGGCGTTCCTTTAGCTCTATGAGCGCAAGGAATACGTTTTTATTGTGTTCGTGCCTGCATGACATCCTCTGCCTTATACCTTTTGTCTTTTCTATTGTCTTTTGCAGTATTTCATCACTTAATCGCATTATCAGCCCTCCGATTCCACGATTCACTAACTTGCCTTTCCGTCATATAGCATTCAGTCTCTTTTCCGCACTTATGGCAATGCACATAATAACCGTACACGCACACTCGAACAATACAAATATTACCGCATTTACATGGCTTAAGCTTTTCCATCATTCCGCGCCTCGCTTTGTTTGAGTTGTTTCCGCTGCCAAGATCTCGGCAAATCGTTTGCTTGGTTTTTTGTTGTCTTGATTAAACCTTCGATATTGCCTTATATTTTTGCGCCAAGTAACAGCCTGCACTGGCAAAACTTTATAAATCATGTTTTCCACGTCCTTCCATTTTAATAACTTGGTCTAAGCTCTCGTAATATTTTTATAACATCATCCCTGTAATCATTCAGACATTGTTTTTCCAGATTATATTCTTCCTGACTGCTCCATCCATTAAAACCAATCACTGGCTGAAAGATATAAC